TGTTACAACTATTCCTGATAGATGTTTGAGTTTTCAGCTAGTGTTTACAGGATATGAAGCGGATGATGGTGAAACCGAGAATATACACGGGGGTGCCATGTGGGCAAGAATGCCAATTACAGCACTTGTTGCAGACGTTCCTTTGGAAGAATGGCCTGAACAAATGCCAACACATTTAGCACAACCCTGGGATTGTAGCTCTCATTTTCACTCTGTTTATTGTTTAGATCGAGTTAGTTCCAGTCCCTGGTTGTGTAAAATAGATGGTGAATTTTACACCGGAAAATATATTTTTACGGTTGACTATACCGAAAATGAAATAGCGGATGACCCCGCGCAACACAAACAAAGTCACTTACTACAATTAACAGACGCTGGTAAATGGACAGGAAATATTGTAGCCTTACCTAATAACAGGGTTAGAGCAACAAGTCCTGCTCTTTGGGAGACTGGTGAAGGTGCTCCTGATTTTAGACCAAGTCAATGGACACACAGTGCTGAAAGTGATAGTAGTTATATGGACCCAGATATTACGTTTAACAATTTATATTCGGAAGAGTAATCATGGCTACATCAGGATCTAGAGACTTTGACTTAGACGTTGCAGATATCATTGAGGAAGCTTACGAGCGTTGTGGGTTAGAATTACGAACTGGATATGATGCTAAAACTGCTAGAAGGTCGTTGAATCTTATGTTTGCTGAATGGGCAAACAGAGGGATTAATCTTTGGACTGTTAAACAAGGCACACAATCTTTAACTGCTGGAACTGCTACTTACGCCTTCAATGCTACTTTTACTGATTTATTAGAGGTAGTCCTTAGAAGAGATGGTACTGATTTTGATTTAAACAGAATATCTAGAGGCGAATATTTAAGCATCCCAAACAAAACAACACAAGGCAGACCTAGTCAATATTACTATAATAGACAAACAATACCTGAGATAAATTTATGGGCAACACCAGATAGCTCTTCAGATACTCTGGTTTATTATTATATTCAAAGAATCGAAGACGCAGATGCGTTGGTAAATACCACTGATGCACCTTTTAGATTCTTACCGTGTATAGTAGCTGGACTTGCTTATTATTTAGCGATGAAAAAGGCTCCAGATAGAATACAACTTTTAAAAGCTGTGTATGAAGAAGAGTTTCAAAGAGCGGCCGATGAGGACGAAGATAGAGTTCCGTTGAAGTTACAACCAAGTTTTGAGTATCTTAGAGTAACATAATGGGTAGATATGCATCTGGTAAAAATGCTTATGGTATTTCAGATAGGTCTGGATTTAGATATAGACTTTCAGAGATGCGAACCGAGTGGAACGGTTTAAAAGTTGGCCCAGATGAGTATGAAGCTAAACACCCTCAACTAGAACCTCTTAATGCAGGTCCAGATCCTCAAGCTCTTCGTAATCCAAGACCAGATCAATATGTGGATTTGATAACCCGAGTAATTGTAAGAACAAATGTTGGTGATGGTTTTATAGGAGGAGTGCTATCTAAATTAGACGCTCTTACTATGAGTGTTGGCACCGTGGAAGTGACGACTGCTGCTTTCTCAGCATCGACTTTCGATTCGACAAGTGTTACACTTGACTCAGCTACAAAAACTTTTGACGAGGGTTAAATGGCAAAGCAAACTGTAGGAATTGGTTCTAGCGCAAACGATGGTACGGGTGATACACTTCGTGCTGGTGCTGACAAAATAAATGATAATTTCACAGAGATATATAATGCATTAGGAAATAGTTCTAGTGTCTTAACTGATATTATAGATGCAAACGGTCTTTTTGACGTAAGTTCTGGAGCTAATAAAATTGTCTTTTATTACGCTGCGTTAAGCGATTTGCCAAGTGCTTCAACGTATCATGGGGCAGTAGCTCATGTTCATGCAACGGGTGGTTTATATTTTGCTCATGGTGGGGCTTGGCTTAGACTAAACGATGAAACCTCTGGTCCTGTAACCAAATACACAGCAGGAGTTGTTGGGACAAGTGCTTACACATTTACTGGCCCAGGGGCTACTTCTGGTAATAATCCAAACTTTGTTTTTTATTGTGGGCATACCTATCTTCTAGATAATTCGGCAAATGTAAGTAGTCATCCTTTACAAATCAGGACATCTAATGGTGGCTCTGCATTCACTACGGGTGTAACAGAAAACTTCAATTCAACTACGGGATTGACACAATTTATTGTACCACATGAACCAAGTGATACCACTCTAGTATATCAATGCACTAATCATAGTGCTATGGTTGGAAACATCACAATTATAACAACAAATTGAGTATGACATGAGTTATACATACACTACACTTAAACAAGCTATACAAGATTGGACAGAAAATGACGAAACAACTTTTGTCAATAATCTTGATGTTTTTATTAAAAACACAGAAGAAAAGATATTAAAAGGTATAAACCTTGATTTGTTTAGAAAAAACGCCTCTGGGGCGATGACTTCTGGAAACCAGTTTTTAGCTGTGCCGACAGATTATCTAGCTCCTTTTTCTTTATCAATTACAAACAGCAGTAATAAAGAATTTTTATTATTTAAAGATGTAAACTTTATTCAAGAGTATAATCCTAATTCATCGACCACAGGCACTCCTAAATATTACGCTCTTTTTGATGTTACAAATTTTATTATCAGTCCTACACCGGATGCAAATTATTCGAGTGAATTACATTATTACTATAGACCCACATCAATAACAGCTACGGGAGATGGAACCTCTTGGTTAGGTACGAATGCTCCGAATGCTATGCTCTATGGAGCTTTGACAGAGGCTTACATTTTTATGAAAGGTGAAGCAGATGTGCTTCAATCATACCAAGCTAAATTTAACGAGGCATTAGTTTTATTAAAGAACTATGGAGAATTTACAGAAAATACTGATTACTATAGACAGAGTGTTAAAACGGGGCAAAGAATTTAAGAGGTTTTAATGTTTCAAGCAGAGATGAATGTTCCTGACGTTAATGTGTTTACCTCAAGTAATGGAGGTCATACTAACGAACAGTTAGTCGAACTTGCTTTAGATAAGCTACTTCATATATCAGATGGTGCTCATCCAGCGATTAGAGAGCAAGCTAAAGCATTTAAGGAAAGAATAGCCACAGTTATGCTTCAGTATATAACATTGGCAAGAAGCGAAGAACGTGCTACTATCGTGCATATGCTAGATAAAAATGGTCATAATGATTTAGCAAAAATAATAAGGAGCTTATAATGGCAATTACTCAGGCTATGTGTACTTCTTTTAAAAAAGAATGTTTATTAGGTGTACATAGATTTGGAACAAATTCAGCAGATACGTTTAAACTTGCGTTGTATACATCTTCTGCCTCTCTTGGAGCAGCCACTACTGCGTTTACCACTTCAAATCAGGTAAGTGCTAGTGGTAGTTATTCTAGCGGAGGAGGTAGTTTAACAGGAGTTGCACCTACAACTTCTAGTACGACAGCATTTACAGATTTTGATAATATAAGTTTTACAAGTGCTACGATTACCGCAAGAGGAGCAATGATATATAATTCTACTCCGAGTGCTAACGATGAGTCTGGAAGTTCACTAACTAATCCTTCGTGTGTAATCTTAGATTTTAGTTCAGATAAAACATCTACCTCTGGTACGTTTACAATTCAGTTTCCTACTGCTGACGCATCTAACGCAATTATTCGTATTGCTTAATAGGTGGTACTATGGCTCTTGTTTTAGGAGATCGTGTTAAAGAAACCACGACTACGACAGGAACAGGAACTTATAGTCTTGGTGGTGCTGAAAACAATTTTCAAGCGTTTTCTGTAATAGGCAATGGAAACACAACCTATTATTGTTGTCAGGATAGCTCCAACTTTGAAGTTGGTATAGGAACATATACAGCTTCAGGCACCACACTGGCTCGAACCACAATATTACAATCTAGCAATAGTGATAATGCTGTAAGTTGGAGTTCTGGGACAAAAACTATTTTTTGTGTATATCCTGCTGAAAAAGCCGTTTTTTTAGATGCAAGTAATAATCTAAACACATTATCGTCTGGTGCTGTAATTATGACCACATTAAATTCAGACACTCCTTCTACCACTACTTCAAGCAGTGACGCAGACTTTATTCTAATAGATGACGGTGGTACGATGAAAAAAATTACTCCAGCTAATTTGGGGATTGGTGAGGGTGCGTCTAAAGGTTTTGCTACCGCTATGGCGATAGCCTTGTAGGAGTAGAATATGGCACAGGATTTTGAAAGAAATATAGCAAGAAACATAGGTACTTCTGCAAGCACTTTGAGAACAGCTAACTCAGATGATGCAGTCGTTGGTATTAATATAGCTAATGTCCATACATCTCAAATATTAGTTGATGTTTATGTAACCGCAAGTTCTGCGGATTATTATCTTGTTAAAGATGCCCCAATACCCACAGGTTCTTCTTTACAAGTTTTAGATGGTGGAGCCAAAATAGTTTTACAGTCTGGCGATGCTTTAAAGATTGTCAGTAACACAGCAAGTAGTTGTGATGCTTGGGTTTCAGTGGTTGACGCAATTAGCACATAGGAAAGAACATGACTAATATTATTACATATGCTCAACGCTTTGATTCTGTTGGAAGCACGGAAATAACACAAAACATTGAGATAGTACAATTAACTGTAACTACTAGCTCTGGTTCTCCTAGATTAACTTTTACAAGTGGAGATGGTGGGTTTACTATTTTAGACATTGATTTTGTGCCAGAGAATGAGTTTCGTATTTATGTTCCTGCTCCAGGATTAAGAGCAAGCAATCTTTGGATATCTAACATGACTAACGTAAAATCATGCACTGTTTTTTATAATAATGTTGAGTAGGAGATGTAATGCCTTATATCGGTGGTCAACCAACAGCAAATTTTGTAGACATCCCGTCTGTAGAGAGATTTAACGGAAACAATTCTACCACCTCTTTTACCTTATCTAGAACAGTAGGAAATGACCAAGATATTGTTGTTTCTGTTGATGGTGTTATTCAGGACACAAATAAATATAGCGTAAGTGGTACAACACTTAGCTTTAGCACTGCTCCCTCTACAGGTACAGGTAATATTTTTGTAAATTTTCTTGGTCTTAATATTGCCACAGTTACACCTCCAACAGCTAATAAGTCAGACTTTCTTGGTGGTGGTATGTTTCGTGTGAATGATAAGACAGTAGGTTCTGATGTAACAATAGGTGGCGCAGAAAACGCAAGTGCCACAGGTCCGATTACTGTAAACTCTAGTGTCACGCTACAAGTAGAAGATGGCGGTACATTGGTGATAATATGAGTACGTTAAAAGTAACAACGATACAAACATCTGCTGGTGGTGCCGTTACGCTTACTAAACAGAGTGCGGCAAAAGCCTATGTTACTTTTTCAGATGATGATGCCACATTTGATGAGACTTTTAACACCAGTTCAACAACAGATAATGGTAATGGGGATATTAGTTATGCTTTAACTTCAAACATGAGCAATGCTAATTTTCCTGCAAGTGGTGAGTGTGGAGGAGATTTTAGTGCTTATTACACTAGGATGAATTCACACGCAGGTTCTACTGCAAGCAGTATAAGAGTAAGGTCATCAAATTCCAGCACTTTTTCTTTAGGCACTTCTTTTAGATTAAGTAGTATTATTCACGGAGACTTAGCATGAGTGAGATACGAGTAGATAAAATCTCAGGCAAGACCTCTGCTAATGCTGTTACAGTGACAGGCGAAAATGGCAGTACGCAAACATCTCTGCAACAAGGG